CAATGCTCATGCAGAAATTTGAACAGTTCGCTCTCCTTGAACTTTTCTTGCCCTGGTGTCAACACTAACTTATCACCATCGTACACTCCATGACAATAACCAGTTGTTCCACCAGGATCGAGAGATAGTATATGTTGCATCTGTGCCATAACTATTGAATTTCCTCTAAAGTGTTCTCCTGAACCCCCTGGCCCTGAGTCGCACAAACCCCCGATTGGCTTCTAAATGAGTTCTGAGCGGGGATTCTCAGCCGGTCGGCTCGGGCGGTCACTTCTGCCAACCTTGCTCAACTAGCACAAGTAGACGATCGCGTATTTTGCGAGTATCGGCAAGTGCATCATCGTTAGCAATTGCTTCACCGATCAAAGCTGGGCGTAGAGCACCATATACCTCATCGGGAATGAACATAGTAGGTGGCATTACTTCACCAAACTGAATAGTGTTGTTCTCACTAAAAACAAATCGTCCGTCTTGAAACACGAATGGTACTTTATAGTGTGGCGTTTCTTCCCATAGATACAAGTTGTATCCACCTTTGGGCCAATCTCTTTCTAGATGACAGTTCATTTAGCTTCTCCCCATGATGGGCCGACTTGTAGTTCGGCAACAAATGGAAGTGTCCAACCTAATGCATCTTTAGCTCTCGACTCCATAACCTGCTTGCATATCACTTTGTACTCGTCGATGTAGTTATCCTCCACATCACCCAAGATGGAATCGTGGACCGTGAGGACCAAAATCCCCCTTGCTGTATCAATGTTATTTGCAATGATGACGGCAGATGTGAGTGTGAGGTCATTAGCAGTTGCTTGAGGATAGAAGTTAATTGCTTCTCGATAGATACCTTGCTTATTGAAGTCCGTGATAAGATGGAAACGTCGTTTCCTTCCAAATGGTGACACAAGTGTTCCGCCATTATGGACTTCTGCTTCGATAGCTTTTTCCCAGGAGCCAACACCAGTAAATGTTTTCCATACCCAGTCAATGTAAGGTTGTGCCTCCGACTCGGGAATATCATGTTTCTCCTGGAATGTACTTGCCGTCTGTCTATAGAACACACCGAAGTTTACGTTCTTTGCTACATCACGGTTATGCTTACTGAAGTTCTCTCCGTAGAATCTTGCTGCACACTCCGAATGAAGGTCACGCCCGTCTTTATAAATTCCCGACAATAGTTCATCTCCACTAAACTCGGCAATGCATCGTAGTTCCGCTTGAGAAAAGTCCGCATTAACGATACTACGTCCGGGGGAAGCTCTGAAGAGATTTCGTATGTTGGGAATTCCTTCTCTGGGTCTTGTGATATTCTGGAGGTTAGGACGACGTGACGATAACCTACCGGAGTTTGTACCAGGTAGCAATAGATCAGTGTAGATTCGATGCTCTTCATCTGACTCTGCTCTTTCGATTAGCCCGAGAAGATACGTTGAAGCCTGCTTTGCGAGTTCCTGCGAACGATCATATAATTCGACAAACCCTTTATAGTGCGCTCGCTTCTCAATTGCATCATCGGCTTGTCCTGCAACAACCGTATTACCCACACGCTTCGTAACTGTAGCGCCACGAAAGGAGAAACGATCAGCCAAGATTTCTTTTCGTGCTGCTTCATCAACCGAATTCTTCTTGTCGGGTCGCTTTCGCATTTCATGTGAGATACCCCAATCATCATATAGGATAGCTGACATTTGTTGCGGAGAGTTAGGATTCAGACCAGGCTTATCTACCTGCTCTCTCATCTTATTCTTTAGATCACTAAGTTCAGGATATACCTGAAACTCATATAGATCAGCAGCACCGTTTACGTCATATACCATCCCATGTAACTCAGCCGGTATAAGTAGATCGTTAGTAGCAGGGATAAGAATGTTCCGGTACATATCGAGAACATTATCCTTCTCTGCTTCTTCGACGTACAGATCGTAAAGATGCTTGGTACCACCTACGTCCCGACCAGCGTACTCGTAGAACTCATCGTAATCTTCTACAACTCCTGTTTTCTTAGTTCGTTCAATACGAGCGTTCGCATAGCGCGGCCAACCAAACTCTTCCATCAATAGATATTCAAGACCATGAACACCTATCGCGTCATCCCCACCACTTCTTTCATCCAACGCATAACTGAGGAGAAACGTGTCCTCGTCAACTCTGGCTTCGCATCGATAACTGTAAATGAGGATTTTGGTATCGAACTTTCCATTGTGCCAGATAAAACGAATATCTTGGGATTTAAAGAGGGGTCGTAAATAATCTCTAATGAAATCCTCGTTGTCAAATAGTCCTTCACGCTCTCCGAGAACATAGGCATCAATTCCATTGCTACTGAATTGCAACGAAATAAGAGTCGCTCGGTGGGTAAGTCCTCCCCGAGATTCAATATCTGCCGAATGCGTACCTTTTCTACTTCCGAGGGATTCGATATATTTCTTGGCATCTGGTAGTTTCTCAATTACTTCTACGTTTGGAAAATCAGTTGGAGGTCTGGGTTTGAATGCACGTCTAAAGTCTCTAATGAGATTTGGAAACGTGGCATCGTCTCTGAGGACAAGCGCAGGATTATTGGTAGCGACAACTGTTCGGCTGTCTTGTTCAATACGGTAGCCTCGGTAACGATCAATTGATCCTCGTCCACATAAGGCATTAACTGCTTCGCTCCCGGCGGCAATGACAAGATCAATACCGGATAGCTCTTTTGCAAGCCTTGGAGCGCACGCTTTAATCGCTTCCGGCGGTACTTTGTTACCATCGAGTTCGCATAAGACAACATTGGTAAGCATCACATCCTTACGAGATACACCATTACGTCTAAGTAGATTGTCCAGAACTTTACCACTCGGCCCACTAAACGGTTTGCCAGCCATACCTTCATACTTACCTGGACTACGGCTAACTATCGCGGCCCTTGCCTGTGGTGGTTTTAGCGTGGGCGCACAGCGTTTTCGTTGAAGAGGACACTTCTCGCATTCTGCTAATGGGTGCTTTCTAACTGGCATGTTAGTGTTCTAGTATAGTGGCAGGAATCTTGTGTTCAAAATATGTAGGTTGTGGATGAATCCATCCTTCAAGAAGTACATGACGTATCTCCGTACCGTTTGAAAATGGAACTCCCGATTCAACTGTCATCTTAGACATTAGTTTACCATACCATCTACGGCGAGGCTCATAGATCGTTAGAATTAGGAACCCTGCTATTGTGTCCATAGCTGCCAAAGACCAGTAGCGAACCATGCCAATACAATTACTGTAGCACCTGTCATAGTAACATTACCGAGACGAGTACGATCAAGCCAAAACTCTTGAAGCTCGGCAAGTAGAAGTAGGGCGGTGATTGTGACAACCGCCGTGATTGAGATGTTAGCGAACATTCGGAGGGAACTTCTTATAGGCGTGATCCACAACAGTAAAGTTAGGAAAATACTTATCGAGCACTTCGACCATGTTATGTTTCTGTGTGTACTGTTCACCTTGTGCAACTGGTTCATCGTTATCACCAGTCAACGTGAAAAAGAAATAATCCTTCGGCTTGTGCCCAGGCCACAACTTCTTCTCTGTTCTAATCTGCATGATTGCTTCAGCCATTATCGATCATCTCCTGATCCTTTAAGTGTGTCACGCTGTTGTCGATCACGTAGCTTCTTGATGTTCTCTTCGGCTGTGACATTCATCCTGTAATCTAGCTCGTTGTGTAGTTGAGATAGATACCACAGTGTGTCACCTAGCTCATCCAGTATCTTAAGCTCAAAATCATGCTGTGTAGTATCACCACGAATGAACTTCTTTACAACGCCGGCTACCTCTCCTGCCTCACTTGCAAGACCAAGAGCTAGATATTCGATTGCCTTCTCTTTCGGATAAACTGCTGTAGCTGGTGTTCTATCTTGATAATCGTCGAACGTATAGATGCCTTTCCTAACTTCCATTGCGAGTCAGTCCTTTGTATAGTTCAAACACGTCTACCTTCAGATCATCGATTGTGCCATTGTTCTCAATCTGCGAATCGATCAACATACGTGGCAATGGGTGTTCGCTTTCGTGACCATCCGGTTCATACCCAGGTCTTGTTACTTCAACTATTGTACCACCCATAGTTTGAATTCTCTCTACTTCATTCTGGAACCTAACGTCGGTCACTACGATGTTGTCGTCACGGATGCTGTTCTGATAAAGATAGTTCTCCCATTGATCTATCCAGAAATTCTTACCGAAAGTATTGCGTCCCATCTCAGTACCAAAGCGTTGTAGAAATTCACGCCAAGAATAGACGTACTCTATGCTAGGATGCAGAGTAACTTTACTAGCAATATCTAGAATTACTTGTACTCTCGGCAACGTTCCACCAGCATCATCTTTATAATCATCTACATTTTCGACAGAAATGTCAAATAGAATAGCTACTGCTTCCTTCAAACGATCTGCAAATGCTACTCTAGTGAACTCATACGTCTCAACTAAAAATTGACCGCACGTATCTTTACCACTTCCTTTCACTCCTGTAAATCCAATTATCATGGTTTACCGTTACTCTTGGCTGGTTTCACCACTGTCACGTTATCTATATGATCGGCAGCTTGACAAGCTGACATACCTGTCTTTTGCAATTCCTTGATAGCCTTACCAATCTGCTCTGCATCACGTACATCACGCTTGTCTGTTGATCGTCTAGCTACCACCGTTACCTCCTGGCTTCTTATCCCAAGGTGCCATAATTGTTGGAGGGACACCTGGCGGTACAACACCCTCTGTCAATCTAGCTTGCAGCATCTTCAACTTCAGTTCCTTAATCTGCGGTTCGATACCTTCACGGATATGTTCTCTCGATTCAAAGATGATTGATTGCAAATTCCAATTCAAGTTCTCTGCCGAGAAGTCACCTTCGATCATACAATTGGTAAGAGCCTGTAGTTTGCATTGCATCATAAATAGCTCTGAACCACTGTAGTTAAGCTGATCGAGATTAACTCCTAGTTCTTCCCACGCTGCATCTTCTTCTTCATTCTTCTTCTTCCATTCTTCCATAGTGAAATCCGTTTTGTGGTACTTGTCACCCGGAAGCGGTGGCTCTTGATTAATGTTACTCGACGTAGGCGGTACTTCATTTGCCACGTTTGTTCTTCCTTTCGTATCGATTGCTATAGTCGGCTAGTAGTTCTTCGTCCGTTCGGTACTTAGTATGCCCACAATATACGCACACCTTGAAGTTACGATCATCGTCCTCTACCACATAGATACACGTATGACCATCATCTTCCTCTGCCATAGGTTCAGTACCTACGTTCCGTATCCTTACCTCCCGATCGGCCAATACTTGTACCCCCTTCCCTTCTTCTCGGAACGGATCATCATACGATCTTCGAGTGTCCGCTGAATTTCATCCATAGGTTTACTGTTAAGATGGTGACGTTGCATTACTTCACCACGGAGTATACCAGGATGATTCTCAATCGTTCGATAGACAGCCTGAAGTTTTACTTCATCGGTTGTTCTGCCAGCGTGCTTAAGCAACTCAACCATATGCCTACCCCACTTCTGGATAAAGTAGGTAGACTCGATAACGTCAGTTTTAGTTACTTCAATCGTACCGTCGTTAGTTGGTTCTTGCCTAGCTGCTGCAAATAGAACTGCGAGCTTCAACATAGAGAACGCCATACGCTGAAACGTAGGTGATGCAAGATTCTTCATTGACGAGTGATAAGCTGTCATGTTCAACTTACTCTCGACTTCTCTATACTTCTCCCATGCGTCATCCGTTAGCATAGCTTCAATTTCACGCTCAATTTCAAACGTGGTATCACCAGCTTCAACTTCAACCATCGCATTAGAGTAGGTGTTGTAGAGATGTTGGAATAG